CTCAAGCAGGGTCATTTTAGGCATTATACATATTCCGGAGTTCGTTTATTTGTTCGGACATACCAACCGTTAGTAACTACTGTGTCTAAGTTTGTCCCACAAAGGATATACACCTCTGCTGGATTGTCTCTTGTGTTAGTGTCACCCATGTACACACTATACCAAGCAGTGAACTGATAAGTTCCTCCATCTCTCCACTCTAACCTTTTAACAAGAAGGTCGTAAGGAGATGCACCGACACCTGGTCGGAAGATAATACTAACATCGTCGTTAGCACCGCTTGTAGTGACAGTGAAGTCAAAGCGGATATCTACAGAGTCACCTAAATCTAAATGACTAAAATCAAACTGATTTGTAGAAGTATTCCAGATGTCAGGGTAAGTGGGTATCTTGTAGGTTTTGTTTGTAAAAGACCCATTACCATCGTTCAACACCTTTTCTGGAACATCTACTGCTGGGGCAAGTGTTGGTGAGGCTAGATCGTTATAGTCCTCTACACCTGTAGCATACGGGATAGCCCAAGAACCGCTTCCAGAACCGTTAGCCACATACACCTGATTAGCTGTAGCTGTAGCAACACCTTTAGGCTCATGTAAATCGCTTGTGCTTAATGCACTATGCTCTACTGCCATCTTATTCTCCTATGTTACCGTACCTGGTACGATACCATTTAAATTATGAGGAAAGGAGGAAGGGCTTGCGCCCCTCCCCACAGTCCAATTGGTTTAACTACCGTCTTGCGCTGAGCTGAATCGTGAGTAACGAATTACAACTCGTGCTCGACCACTACCAGCAGTAACCGCAGCAGTTGTACCTGATACAAGAACAGATACAGCACTGTCAGCTGCTAATGCAGCAGTAGGTACGTAAGTACCACCACCTGTTGCATCAATTTCGATAGCAGCTACGTCTGGCTGTGCTACAGCAAAGCCGTTTGCAGCTGGGTCAGCAGAATCACCGATGCTGAAGATGTTATCAGCATTGCCTACAGTAAAGGCTTCAGTAATTTCTGTAACACAGTTGACAACGATGCTACCAGCAGGTAGTACAAGGTCAGTGGCAAACGAAGTAGTACCGTTGAAGTCGTCGCCAGTGATATACACTACCGCTTCCTTAACTGTACCACCGTTACCAGCAACCTTACCACCAGATACAACACCAGCTTCGGTATCACGAATACCGTAGTGGGCTGATGTAGGCGAAGCACTACCGCCAGCTTGGTCTTTCTCTAAGTTACCTACCCCACCGAAGGGGCTATTTTGATATGACATTATTTATTCTCCTATTCGCTTGCAGTGGCAGAAGTAACGATAACACCCAGCGTGTCTTGACGCTGAACACCATCACCCCAACGAGTTTTAGTAACAAACTCATCACGGCCTTTACTGATGTCACGATCGGTTTCAGTAGAAGGAGTTTGTCTCCAAGCTACCATTCCTGGTTTGCACTGGTCATCAGCTACACACATAAAGATGTTAGCAACACCTGTGTCCGATGCACCTACACTGTTAGTACCATCAACGTTAGTGCTGGCAGCTAAGGTAGGCAGACGGTTAGATGTCCAGATAGACCAGCCATGGATCTCAGTAACAAACTTGTGATCCTTGTCAAAACCATCTTTAACAAGCTGTTGGAACAACGGGCCTGAAGAACCAATACCAGACGCAGAAGTCAAGCTGATAGTTTTCGAGAATGTTGCAGCAACAATAGGATCAACCAAAGCAATACGACCATTCATAGGCACGTTAGCTTTATCAAAAGCTAGGCGCATATCAATTAAATCGGCTTCAAGCATTTGGTCATTAGTACCAGAACCTTGCATACGATGAGCAAAACCGTTGATATTGTTTGGATCGGCAGCTGTTTGGCTGTTGTTCAATGTTTCAAGGAAGCGTGATTCAAAAGTTTCTTGAATAGCACGAGTACCTTCAGACGCACGCATTGACAACAACTGCTCTACTTGAGCACCGTCTTGACGCATGATGTCAGTCACATAGAAACCGTCACCGATGTAATCGCTGATTTGAAGCTGGATATTACCAGATTCGATTGGGTTGTAAGTGATGTCTTCGTCTTCAGTAATTTCCTGAATGGTTGCACTACCAATGGTTTTAATATTGAGAGTGGTTCCGTTAGGGAAGTCAGTCACGTTACGATAAAAAGCATTCGGAAGCAAACCATCATGCAGATTCTGCAAGATGAAAGTCGAATACTGTGTCGCCTCAATGAAGGCGGGGTTACTTGAGCTAGTGATAGCCATTGTATTTCTCCGTTAAGTTAGTTTAGACATTGCTTCAGCTTTTGCAGCGGCCCACTTGTCAGATGTCGTAGTATCACCTTGCGAGAACTTACGCATATAGTCAGGTTGTGCTTTCTCCACTGGGCGTGACGAGATATTTACACTACTACCTGTAGTGGGTTGTGGATCTCGTACACCTGGTGTATTAAACAATTCCATAACTATGTTAGGTGTTTGCTTAGACATCTCAGTAAGTTGACCAACATCTACGCCTAATGCGTTAGCTTTGTTTTGGAACTCAACCGAAGCTGCTTCCCCAAACTTAGCCACTAGTGCATTACGTACAGATGTAGCATTAGTTTCAGCTACGTCCTGTTGGGCTTTTGATTGTAGTATGTTATTAACTACGTTTTGTACCGCAGTCTCATCAAGCCCTGTAACGGAGGGTGCTTCCGTAACTTGCTGTTGTGACTGTTGTAGACTATTAAGCAGTTCTTCTGCGCCTCGACGTTTAGCTACTTCTTCCTCTAGCTCTTTAACCTTATTAGTGAGTTCACTAATATGACCTTGTGCATGAGGGATGGAAGCCAAAGCTGTTGGTACATCGGAATACTTCTGCCTACCGTCGTCGGTCGTAATGCTTGAGAGCTGGTCAGCAAACAAACTATTAGGATCAACTTGCACACTTTGTTCAACTGGTGCATCAGTTGGTGCAGGCTGGTCGGCCTGTACTTGTTGATTGAGTTCACCGTTAGGGTTACTAACTTGGTCATTCATTTACTTTTCCTCTATGTCTATAAGACTCATGATAGAACGAAGAGCGGTCTGCTCTCCTAGATAGTGAGCCATCTTGTCTTCCCAAGAGTTACTGTCAAAGTGCTTACGAGATGACATCTCTTTCACGCTTGTATCCAGATCCTCCTGTAACAGCTCGGTCAGTCTGTCCAGCACCAGCTTAGCATTCTTTACTTGCTGCTTAACTGCTGCCTTCTCAGATTCTTTATAATCTTTAAGCCATCGGGTTTTCATCTTCACCCTCTATTGGCGTTTGTGCTTCTACTGCTAGGTCTTCTTGAGCCTGTTGTACGAAGCGTTGGGTTTCAACCTCCTCGAACACTTGGGCATTATCACTGAACAGTTCAAAGCGTTGTAGCTGTAGGCTGTCCTCTACTAACTTAGCTAGTGCCTTGTTAGAGATGTGCTTAGATATTCCAGGCCAGATCTGACTGTTGGCTACACCGCTGAGGTTCTGTAGCAACTGTGCTCTAGCAGCGAAGTGTCTAGCACCAACAGGGCGTAGCTTACCTTTAGCTGTGATGTCTTCCTTAGTGATCTTCATGAACTCTGTCACGCCTAGATCATCGTCCATGATACGGACAACGTCTGCTCCATTGAAGTGACGCTTAGCTACTTCCAGCATATTGTTCAACAGCTTCTCTAATAGCTCTATCTCGAACTGTGTGGTCTTCTCTTGGAAGATACGACCTGCTGCGTTCTCTAGGCTCTGTACTTCAAAGGCTGTCTTCTCGCCTGGTGTACGGATGCCCATGGCCTGCTTAGGTGCTCCTGCCATCTCCTCCATTAGATTGAGGATACGGTCTATCTCGAAGTTAGCTGAGAATGCCTGTGCTGCTGGAGCCATAGGTTGTACATCCCCACCTTCCCCTACGTATATCTCTGCAAAGGGTGCCCATTCAAACTCGTCCACATCCCCAATGATCTTGATAGGGGGTGCTAATATCATATCACCGATGTCAGCCTTGAGGTTCTCAAGATGATCTACTCGGTACTGTAAGCCCACTAGATTGTCCAATGGCCCCATGCCATACAGATTATCAGGACGCTTACGCCATGTGGTCATCACCTTGTATCCACCACGCTTCCACGCTGGGATAGGCTCTTTACGAATGACAGAGGTACGATCCATAATGGTGATGATGTAATCGTCTAACAGCTGTCCTGTCTCGTTGTCGTACATGGTGCCTTCAAACTCTAGCAGCTCTACGTAGCCACTGCCGTAGTATTCATATAGATCACCGAAGCCATCTACACTGTACGCTTGTGCCTTGTTGAAGTCATCTGAGCTGTAGTAGCCATTGTGATTGGCACGTATCTCAGCCGATGCTTTAACAGCAGCTTGGAACTCAGGGTCATTGCTGTGTGCTGCTTGTAGCTCTATCTCACCAAAGCTCTTGATGGTGCGTGTAATCTTAGGACTCTTGCTGAAGTCTGTAGCTAGGGGATCAAATACAATATCCTCTGGGCTTACACGTACAGCACGTGGGCCTACATATCCAGGGATAACCTCACCTGTCTCAGGGTCTTCCTTAGTCTCATCTACCCAGATGACATCAGCAATGGCTATGCCGTAGTCGATGTAGTCTAGGATCAATCGGCTGGTAGTGGTGCGTAGATCGCTCTCACGTACCTTGTTACTCATGTATGCTTGGATTGCTTTCTTCTTCTCAATCTCCTCAGCATCCAGAGTGTAGCCTTCCCACTTCATCCAGTCATCATTAGGGAACAATGCACTGTTGTAGTTGGCGTGTAGGTTGTCCCTGATCTGACATAGCTTAGGCAGGGTAGTCTTGTTCTTCCATGGTAGGGAAGCATTGGTGGTGGTAGCTGTGTCTGTAGCGAATACATAGTTACGAATCTCCTGCTTCTCATCCAACCATACACGTCTTTGATTGTTCCANNTCATCTAAATGAAACCCCACCGAAGCGTCCGTTAAATTTAACCACATTACTGTTCTCTCTCTTCAGACCTGTACGTTGCTTAGGCTTGATAGCTATCTCAATTACAGAGGCTAAGCAATCCTTTATGTCATCGTGCTGTGGTCGTGCTAATACTAATTCTTCTTCTAATGCTGGGATGTACCCACCCTTGTAATGCCACACTGAGAGGTTCTCATAACGTGGCTCAAGGACAGCAGCCATACGTTCTACCTTACTACCCTGATGTCTGTTAGGGCGGTGGTCGTCAATAGAGAGGCTGTCTCCGTTGACACGTATGCGGTCTTTTAAATCCCCTACGATGATACTCTGTGCTGCTGTTACCTCAGCACGTAGCTTTCTGAATCCCCATCGTATGTGCATCTCACTAATCTTATCGTAATAGACACTGATCTTATCTGTCTTGAATCGGTCTATGTCTAGTACGTATATGTGTCCGTCTGCTGCTATGCCTATCACAACTATGGCTGTGAAGTCAGACTTAGCATTGATGGTGTATGCGAAATCTATAGCTGCATAGACATTCAACACCATCTCTTTGTAGAACCACTTGCCACTCTGGTTAGTTAAGTGACGCTTGTCGTAGTATTGGAACCTAGTGTAGTCAAGTCTGTTAGACTCAGGGTCATTAGGATCGTTGTAATACTGTGCGTGGAACTGAGTCCTGTCCGAGTACATAGCACTGATACGTGCCAGCTCTTTCTTGTTAAACCCGAATGCCTTACCGTCATCCCTTGCTGCACGAGGCCAGAGGAACTCACCCTCTGTCTCTACCACTTCTTCCATAATAGTCCACAGTGGCTGCTCGTCTATGATCTCCTCGTTCTCGTCGTATACGGGAACCACCTGTCCCTTCCATACGTTGTACTGATCTGCGGGGTGGTAACGTGTACCACATGCCTTGGTCATCCCACCTGTGTTCAGGATAGATGCCATCTGGCTCATAGCCGCAGCTGTCTTCTTGCGTCCGTCTGCTGTGTAGGCATTATCTGGCACTACCACATCATCAGGCACTATTATGTCAGCATGCCAACCAGTAGTGTTCGTGGTTAAGCCTGCTGTACGAATAGTGTAGTCCCTTACGCCTTCTTCCTTCCTCGTCGGGTGGTCTACTGCGATAGCTGTAGTGGCCCACTTCTCACGCTTGCCCTCATCAGGAGCAATCATCTCAGGCCAATACCTCCGATACACTGGAGATCCTATCATGTTCTTTATAGCGTAGAGCTGTGTCTCCGCTAGGTCAGCCGTAGCTGATATGTATAAGATGGTTGTCTCAGGGTGCTTAGTCACCCACCATGCTGCCCACACTGCTAGACAATGACTCTTCAAATGTCCACGTGGCAGTAGTAGCAGCTGGTTAGGATGTTCCTCATCCATCAACCATCTGAATACTTTCTTATGTATGTCGCCATACAAATACTTAGGGTTTACTAAAGCTGCGAATGTACCAAGATCATTAAGCGCCAGCTCTCGTATCTCGTCTTTAGTGGACACCGCGAATCCTTGCTAGGTCGTCTTCCATAGTTTGTTTAATATTAGCACGTTGCTTACGCTCGCCTGCCAACTCTTCATTAGAAGGTCTACCTGCTGTACGCTTCTCTGTCCAGCCCTTGTCGGCCAACCACTTGGCAGCCTGTAGTGACCCCTTGCCCTCACTGTATGCTTCCAGCATAACGCCTCTCACGCCCTGTGAGCGTAGCTTAACCTCAAGCTCCTCTCTCCATGCAGCGATGTAGGGATGTAGGTTGGTGGTCTTCTCACACAGACGCTTCCAATGTGCCCAGCTATCGAAACACTTCTTAGCAAACTCATACTCTGTCGGATCTGCTATCTCTAGGTATAGCTTCTTGATGGACAGGTATTGCTTACCGTTGTGCTCGTA